TACAATAATGTAGAAGGTTACGTGAAGACAGAGTTTACAGTGGAGGTATAAGATGAATGGAAGTATCTTAACGGAAATAAAAGAGATGCTTGATATTGATGAGGTTGATGACAACTTTGATACTGGTGTTATGATTCATATAAACTCAGCATTCATGGATTTGAACATTTTAGGTGTAGGTCCTTCTGACGGTTATAACATAGAATCTTCAGTAGACAAGTGGGGTGATTTTATCGGGTATTCAACCAAAAAACTTTCTGGTGTAAAATCTTTTGTGTACATGAAATGTAAATTAATATTTGATCCTCCTAATAACTCTTTTAAAGTTTCTGCTATGGAAAAACAATTAGACGAGCTTGGGTGGAAACTAAGTGTTCAGGGAGGTGAGTAGTTAATGAGTGAAAAAATAAAACATTTTGATATGACCGAGGAAGAATTCTTAGCTCACTATGGTGTTCTTGGTATGAAGTGGGGGAAACGAAGAGGGAGCTCAAGTGATTCTAGTAGCTCTTCTAAATCTGGAGGAAAAGGTTCTACTGGAGATGAAAGTGAAGATCATAAAACTAAAAAATCTTTACAGAAAAAAAGACCATCACAAATGTCTACAGCAGAACTTAAGAAAGTGAATGACAGACTCCAAACAGAAAAGACTTATAGGATGCTTACTGCTAAACAAAAATCAAAAGCTCGAAAAGTTTTTGAGGAAGTAGTTGGGGGTGCATTAAAGTCTTCAGCAAAGAGTTTCCTAACCCAAAAATTAGGCTCTTCGTTTGAGTCAGTTTCTAATGATTTAGAAAAGAAGAATAAAGCAAAGAAGGGGAAGTTAGCTTCACCAAAAACAGACAAGGATACTAAATAAGTTAACGCTGAGTCTGTTAAAGATGAGGATATTCCAAAAGCTTTTAGATAGTGAGGTAGTTTATGGCTTTATCAAATAGAAAGGTTCCTAAATTTTATGGCGAATTTAGAGATGCAGTATTAAGAGGAGACATACCAGTTAACACAGAAGTATCTCTTGAGATGAATCGTATAGATGCGCTTATTGAAGATCCTGCTATGTATTATGATGATAAAGCAATTGACGGGTTTATAGCTTACTGTGAAAACGAGTTAACATTAACTGATGGTAGTGATGTCTACTTACTTGATAGTTTTAAAGTGTGGGCCGAACAAGTTTTTGGCTGGTATTACTTTATTGAAAGAGAAGTGTATGTTCCAAATGTTGACGGACACGGTGGCGATTATGTTATTAAAACTGTGAAGAAACGATTAACAAGAAAACAGTTCCTTATACTAGCAAGAGGCGGCGCTAAGTCAATGTATGAATCATTCATACAAAGCTACTTCCTAAACGTAGACACTTCAACGACTCATCAGATAACAACAGCACCTACAATGAAACAAGCGGAAGAGGTTATGTCTCCTATAAGAACGTCTGTCACAAGAGCTAGAGGTCCACTCTTTAAGTTCTTAACAGATGGTTCAATCTATAATACTTCAGGCAATAAACATAATAGAGTTAAACTAGTATCCACTAAAAAGGGTATTGAGAACTTTATGACTGGCTCTATAGTAGAGATTAGACCAATGAGTATTAATAAACTCCAAGGTTTAAGATGTAAGATAGCAACAGTTGATGAGTGGTTGTCTGGAGACATTAGAGAAGATGTAATCGGAGCAATTGAACAAGGAGCTTCTAAGTTAGATGACTATTTAATAATAGCAACAAGTTCAGAAGGTACTGTTAGAAACGGCAGCGGAGATACAATCAAAATGGAACTGATGAGTATACTTAGAGGTGAGTATATAGCACCTCATGTTTCGATATGGTATTACAAACTAGATGATATTCAAGAAGTTAATGATCCTTCCATGTGGCCTAAGGCTAACCCTAACATAGGTAAGACTGTTACTTATGAAACATATCATCTAGACGTAGAGAAAGCAGAGAACTCACCAGCATCAAGGAATGATATTCTCGCAAAGAGGTTTGGTATACCTATGGAAGGTTATACATACTTCTTCACATACGAAGAAACACTAATATCAAAACCAAAAGAGTATTGGAATATGAGATGTGCTATGGGAGCAGACCTTTCACAAGGTGATGACTTTTGTGCTTTCACTTTCTTATTCCCTCTTAGTGATGGAGCTTTTGGTGTAAAGACAAGATGTTATATTACCACAAAAACGCTAAACGGACTACCTGGAGCAATGAGAATTAAATATAATGAGTTCTTACAAGAAGGTAGTTTGATTATACTAGAAGGAACAGTCTTAAACATGGACGAAGTTTATGAAGAACTTGAAGAACACATAACTGCTTGTCAGTACGACGTAGCAGCATTCGGTTATGATCCATACAATGCTAAAACCTTTATTGAAAGATGGGTTTCAGAGAATGGTGAATACGGAGTAGAGAAAGTTCCTCAAGGATCTAAAACCGAATCAGTTCCTTTAGGAGATTTAAAGAATCTTGCAGAAGAACGAATGTTAGATTTTGATCAATCAATTATGATGTTCTGTATGGGTAACGCTATAACTCTTGAGGACAATAATGGTAATAGAAAACTTATGAAGAGACGACATGATCGTAAGATAGATAGTGTATCTGCTATGATGGACGCTTATGTAGCATACAAAGCTAACAAAGATGAATTTGATTAAGGAGAAAGGTATGGCAAACCCAATTAAGAATGTTCTATCTCATGTCTCGAATTTATTTAAGAGTAGAGAACCAACTAATTATGCTGGGAGAGATTACGGATCATCGTCATCCTTCCGGCCAGATAAGTTAAGTGGATATTCTACTAGTCAAAGGTCTATAGTTAATTCCATTTACAATAGGATCTCTATGGATGTAGCTAGTTTAGATTTCAGACACATCCGTCTTGATGACGACGGTAATTATTTCGAAACAATAGATTCAAAATTACAAGAAATCTTCTCTGTAGAAGCAAACATTGACCAAACAGGTAGAGCATTTATACAAGATTCGGTACACTCAATGTGTGATGAAGGATGTGTTGCTTTAGTACCTATTGAGACTGATGTTGGTATAGATACAGGTGGTACATTTGATATTCTCTCGATAAGAGTGGGTAGTATCATAGAATGGTATCCTAAAGATGTAAGAGTAAATTTATACAATGACGAAACTGGTTTGAGAGAGGACGTCATCGTCCCAAAACGTTCAGTTGCTATAATTGAAAATCCTTTATATGCAGTTATGAACGAACCAAACTCGACCTTGAGAAGGCTTAAAACAAAGCTCGATCAATTAGACGTCATTGATGAACAGAGTGGTTCAGGGAAGTTGGATATAATAATTCAACTACCTTTTACTATAAAGACTGCTGCAAGACAGGAACAAGCAGATCTAAGGAAGAAGCAGATTGAGGACCAAATGAGAAACTCTAAGTACGGCGTAGCTTACATTGATGCGGCTGAGAAGATAACTCAATTAAATCGAGCTACAGACAACAACCTGATGAAACAAGTTGAGTACCTAACGAGTATGTTATACAACCAGTTAGGGTTAACGAACGGAATCTTTGATGGTAGTGCGTCTGAAGGCGAGATATTGAATTATTATAACAGAACCGTTGAACCGTTTGCTAATGCATTGGCTGATGAGTTAAAAAGGAAGTTCTTAACAAAGACTGCTAGAACGCAGAAGCAATCTGTGGATTACTATAGAGATGTATTTAAGCTAATCCCTATTAGTGAATTAGCGGAAGTTGCTGACAAGTTTACAAGGAATGCAATATTGTCTTCTAATGAATTCCGTGGAGTTATTGGTTTTAAACCACATCCAGATCCAGAAGCTAATAAACTTAGAAATAAGAACTTAAATGCTAAGGACCAGGAACCACAAGAAATCAAAATGGAAGATAATAAACTAACGACTAAGAAGGGAGATGCCTAAAAGATGTTGGAAAAATTTGACTTTAGTGGTTATGCAACAAAGTTCAATGTTAAATGTACTGATGGTAGAACAATTAAGCCTGGTGCATTTATAAAGAATGATGGCATGACTGTTCCTATGGTTTGGCAACATGGTCACAATGATCCACTGAATGTCCTGGGACATTGTAAGTTGGAAGTTCGCGATGATGGTGTTTATGCATACGGAAAATTTAATGAAACTGAAAAAGGAAAGAGTTCAAAGTTATTAATACAACATAAGGATATTACTGCTTTATCAATATATGCAAATCAATTGAAAGAGTCTATGTCTGATGTTATACATGGTTGTATTAAAGAAGTAAGTATTGTTTTAGCAGGTGCAAACCCTGAAGCTATGATAGACTTCGTATCACTTGCTCATGGCGACGGCTTCGTGTTAAGCGAATCTGAAGCTAGAATATACACGTCTCAAGAAGATGCTGAATTACGTTATGAAGAAGTAACAATTGATTTGGCTCACGCGGAAGATGGGGAAGATGATGAAACTTTAGAAGACATTTTCAAAACACTTAATGATAAACAAAAAGACATGGTTTATGCCATGGTTTATGCTGCGTCTGGTGAAGATGATGAAGAAGAAGAAGACCAAGATCTAGAACAATCAGATGAATCTAAAGATGAAGATGAATCTAAAGATGAATCTAAAGATGAAGGTGAAGATGAAGATGAAGATCTAGAACAATCAAATAATGACGACGATGAAGAAACATTAGAACACTCAATTGAGGGAGGAAACACACAAATGGCTAAGAAAAACGTATTCGATGGCAAACCAACAAATGCAGGTCCTACGCTTTCACACGCGGATGTAACAAGTATCTTCACAATGGCTGAGAAGAACAACATTAAATTAAGTGACGCTGTAATGGCTCACATGAACAACCCTGATAACAACACTCTAAAAGAGAAGTTTATCGCTCATGCTGGTTCTTATGGTATTGAGAACATTGACGTGTTATTCCCAGAAGCAAGAAACGTAATGTCAACTCCAGAGTTAGACATGAGACGTGTTGAGTGGGTTAAAGACGTTTTAGGTACAGTACACAAGACTCCATTCTCAAGAATCAGAAGTATGTATGCTGATCTTAATGAAGATGAAGCAAGAGCTAAAGGTTATATTAAAGGATCAGAGAAGATTGAGGAAGTATTCCCTGTTTTCAAAAGAACTACTGAGCCTACAACAATCTACAAGAAACAAAAGCTTGATAGAGATGATATTGTTGATATCACAGACTTCAACGTTGTTATGTGGTTAAAATCTGAGATGAGATTGATGTTAGATGAAGAATTAGCTAGAGCATTCCTTATTGGTGATGGTCGTTCAGCTGCTTCAAGAGATAAGATTGATGAATTAAAGATTAGACCAATCTACAAAGATAATGACAAGTACTCTATCAAAGTTAAATTACCAAACGCTGCTACAGGTTTAGACGAATTAGAAGAATTAAAGAAAGCTAGAAAAGACTATAAAGGTACTGGTAACCCAACTCTTTATACAACTGCTGGTAAAGTAATTGATTGGACTCTTCTTAAAGACGGTAACCAAAACTACCGTTTCCGTGATGCCGCTGAAGTTGCAAAATTCTTAAACGTTAAGAAGATTGTTGAAGTAGATGCTATGAATGGTGTATCAAGAGACATCGATGGTGTTAACCATGAACTTATTGGTATTGTTGTTAACCTATTAGACTACACCTCTGGTGCAGATAAAGGCGGTAACATTGCTTTGTTTGATGACTTCGACATCGACTTTAACCAATACAAATACTTAATGGAAACTCGTTGTTCAGGTGCTTTAACTAAGATCTATTCTGCATTAGTTGTTGAGAAATCTACTGTTGTAGGTTAGTATTAAAGGAGGTTCAAAATGGCAAAGTTTTCAGGAACGGTAGGTTATGCTACCACAGTTGAAGATGAGAATAGGCCAGGTATATGGACCGAAAAAATAATTGAAAAGAGACATCGCGGCGATATTATTAAGGAGTACCTTAGAGTAGACTCTTCTGAACGAATTAACGCTAATCTAAAAATTAGCAATAGTATAAGCATCGTCGCTGATGACTTTTCTTTAAACAATTTGCATAACATGAGATATATTCACTACAAATCTGTTAACTGGGATATTACTGGGATAGATGTAGATTACCCGAGAGTTATACTAGCAATAGGAGGTGTCTATAATGGACCACTACCTGAAACTACGTAACATGCTACTGACTACTTTACCTCCAGGAAATACAAATCTATATTTTCAGATTCCTGAAGACCAGAAGATGTCATACCCATGTATTAGGTATGAATTGGACGGAACGGATATACGTAATGCAAATAATAATCCATATGTGATTAAAAAATCTTACAAATTAACTATTATTGACAAAGACCCACTAAGTAGCATATTAGATAAAGTAGTTAGACTTCCGTTCGCGGACTTTAACACATTCTATACTGCTGATAGTTTGAATCACTTTGTCTTTACACTGTATTATTAATAAGGAGGAACATATAATGCCTAAATTAGTTTGGGACCAAACTGGAGATAGAATGTTTGAAACAGGCGTCGAGAAAGGTGTATTTTACGCTAGAGATGCTTCAGGAGCTTATCCTTTAGGAGTTGCTTGGAATGGATTAGTAGGAGTTACTGAAAGTCCATCAGGAGCAGAAGCTACACCATTCTACGCTGATAATATTAAGTATTTAGAATTAAGATCTGCCGAAGAGTTCGGCGCAACTGTTGAAGCTTACACTTATCCTGACGAGTTTGCTTTGGTTGATGGATCAGCAGCTCCTGCTGTTGGCGTTAAAATCGGACAACAAAGCAGAGGAGTATTTGGTTTATGTTACAAGACTCAAATCGGTAATGATGTAGATGGTCAAGATCATGGATACAATTTACATTTAATCTATGGAGCTACTGCTAGTCCATCAGAGAAATCTTACCAAACAATCAATGAGTCTCCAGAGGCAATTACATTTTCTTGGGAGCTTACAACTCAAGCGATCGCTATTGATGGTTTTAAACCATCAGCTACATTAATTATAGACTCAACAAAAGTTGATGTTACTAAATTAGCTGCTTTAGAAGCATTACTATATGGCGACGCGACTG